GACTGCCCAGAGCCAGAAGCGAACCCCTCGGGAACGCCACCAGAAGAACCCTCGGGAGCCGAACCGACTTCGCCCGGGTTTCCCGAACCACCGGTACCCGCTTCGGGGTCATCGGGCTTGCGAAGGGCGTGCTTGATCAGTCGAAAGATGAGCATGATTTCCTCAGTTCACACTCGCAGGTTGTGTCGGGGCCTGCGGATTCCCCGGTTGAGCGGCGCCCAACTCATTGCTCAATGCGACCAACTGATCCACATCACTTCGATCGACATCAGCTCCAATCGAAGCGGCTTTCGCGCGCGCTTCTTCAGCTTTGGCCAGCGCCAGCAGTGTATCGGCACGGGCCTTGATGGCTTTGGCGACCTCATTTTCGGCCGCCGCGCGCAAGTAGGCGTCATTCGCGGCTTCAGGCTTGTTGGCCTGGGCGGCTTCGATTTGTGCGCGCTCTTCGTCGGTCGGTTCGACCGCGCCGAGGGCGAGCAGCTTCTTGCGGAAGTACCCACGGGTTTCCGACATCCCCTCGCCGTCCATGTTCATGAGGATCAACGCCTCGATGATGGACGCCGTTTCGGGGTCTTTGACGATCGTGAGAACACCAGTCAGATCGCGAACCGTGCTGGTACGCTTGTTCGTGCTCGTCGGGCCGTAGGAGACTTCGAGCTCCAGGTCGGCGCTCGGAAAGTCTGCTGAAATGTAAGCCGCGCCCGACTTCGGATCGATCTTGCGCTTCTGCAGCTCGATGATTTCCGGCTGACCCTCAGCTGACGAGCCCCTCAGCTTGCGGCCCTGCTCGACGTAGATCTCCTTGGCCATCGACATCCAGACAGTGCCAGCGAACTTCTCAGCCCGCTGGAAACTGCTGACGTAGATGAAGCTCTGAAGATCGATCTGCTGTTGGACAAGGCTGACAGCCTTCTCGCTCACATTGCTGATGATCTTCTCGGCCTGTTCAGTTGAACCGAGCAAGTCCTTGATGTCGAACTCGGCCAGTTCGAGCAGAGCACCGAGAGCTTGGGGTACGGTCGGCGGCTTCGTCTGGGAAATCGGGCCCATCAACAGTTGGCCCGTCACCGGATCAACCATCTTGTTGATCAGCAGGTACGGATTGTTCTGGATGTTGTCTTCAGACCACATCGTGGTGTGGCCTGCGACTTGTTCCGGGAAGAAGATCGGCTTTTCGGTGCTGCCGGAAGCGCTGATTTCAGCGAGCTTCGACGTCAACATGTTCTTGAGACGCTGCGGATCTTTCGCGACCCGCACAGCACCGGCCATGCGCTCGATTCCATCGACAACAGCCCGATGGCCGTAGGTCACGATGATCGGAATGTATTCACCGGGAATGCGACCGCAATCCTCGATGATGCGGTCACCATTCGCGATGTACTTCCGGACCTCCGGCACTTCGACCGTACGCTCGGCGACCTTCTTCGCGCCGACCGCCATCAACCACCGCTCCAAGTCGGGGTCGTTCTCGATGTCCCGCTCCATCACGCGCTGTTCGGAGCCGTCCAAGTGCTTGTACAGCTTCATCAAGGCTTTCGACTTGACGATTTCGTAGTACTCGGCCACGTAGACGATGTCTTGGGTCACCCAGTCGAAAACACGGGTGTACGTGTCGACGGTCCAAGTAGCAGGATCGTCGTCGTCGAAAGCGTCCATGTACGCTTCGTACGTGTACGGCGTCAGGATGAAGCCCCACTTCGCGTCGGACTTGTCCGGCTTCAGGGCGTTGTCATCCATGAACACACGAACGTCGGCATCATAGATCGGCTCGGCCTCGATCTTTTGGTACTCGTTCGCGGGGTCCCGCTCATCTTCGTAGCACGGGCGCAGACGCCAAGCGCCCATGCCACCCGCCACCGACTCTTCGAAAGCGTTGTCTTTTGCGTTCTGGCCCAACAGACCGCCGCAGCCAGCGCGGTAAGCGCTCGTCGCGGCATCGGCGGCACTGTCATTCGCCGGAGATTCTTTGCGAGGCAGGAACTTCGCTTCGATGCGGTTTTGTCTGAACTCGGCGATGATCCGGTTCACTGCCTTGCGAACCTTGTTCATTTCCAGCATCGGCCGGTTTTCGAACTGCTCGCTCAGAGCTCCTTCCCATTGAGCGCCAGGCACGAAGCAGAACCGGCGGTCTTGCAGACACTGCAGACGTTCGTCGCGGGTCGCGCCCCAGACACGGTCGAACCTCTGCAGCATCCGATCATGGATGCGGCGATGCTTTTCGGTGATGCTCAAGGCCATTACTTAGCCCCCTTCTGCATCAACAGAAACAGAGACACGAAGAAGCCCCCCGGACCGAAAGCCACGAAAGACAAAACGCAAGCAGCCACCAGAAGGAAATCGTTCTTCGTCATTTCTTGTTCCAACGGTGGGCGATCGGCTGCGGCGTCACAATGACTTTTTCCTCGTGGAAAAGCACGGGCCATTCGTACGCGACACAGTAACCAATCGCTGTGGTGATGTGCTGTTCGCGGCTCACTTCCTCGATGAAGGTAGAGCCTTTCTTGGCCTGCACAGTCGACAGCCCCTTGTGGAGGGTCGGTGCAGTCAGGGGGTTCACGAACAGCGAAACTTGCTCGTCAGCGGTGCAGATCTTGGCACGCACCGCGTTCTGGCGATCCCGGATCGCGGGAGCAGCCATGCGAACGCGACGTTCGTAGGCCCAGCCGTTTTCCCGCAACACTTGCTCGATTTCGTTGTAGTCGGACGAATGTCCGTGCTTCTCTCCTGCCCGGCCAGCAGGATCACCGTAGATGAAAACCTTTTTGTTCGCGTGCTTCTGGAACTTGTCGACAAACTCCAAGGCGGCTTGACGGGCCACCGCGGAATCCATGACGATTTCCGAAAGAGCAAAAAGGTTTTCACCTCGCCGAACGCAGACCGCACTGCTCATCGGCGTGAAGTTGAAGTCGTGAGCCCAGATCAGCTCTTCATCACCACGAATCAGCTCGTTCGTGTGATTCTTCGGACCATAATCTTCGTAGATCCGGCCACCGGCCGTCTCGAAGCTGGCTTCGTATTCTTGCTTGAACTGCCGCTTCGACATCGACCGCTTGGCTGCGGCGATCTTCTCCGGGCTCAGAATGTCAGCGCTGACCCAATGGTAGTACTTCCACTCCGGATCGTTGGCCGTGCGTGCATACTCCGCGAGGTCATAGTAGTGGTTTAAACCTTCCGGTACGCCGATCAACCAACACCAAGCCACTTCGCCCGGGAAACGCGGGTCTTCCGTGTCCAACGACGGCCGGATGTTCTCGGGCCAAGCTTCAGCCTTCGTGTCCGCGATTTCATCGATGATGCCACCGCCCCAAATGACACCTTCCATCCGCTGCGGCTGATCCAAGCCAATCAGCGAAATGGTGCCCCCATTCGGGTAGCCGATGATCAAGTCCGATTCGCTGACCTTCAGCGGCATCTGGCCCATGAAGCTGAGCTGCTTCAGGTCACTCCAGTAGATCCGCTTGACTTGATCGCGCGTCGGGGCAGCGATGAAGTAGGAACGCGGCTTCTGGAGCACCTTCCGAACGATGTAGCGCTTGGCGCGCTCGGTCTTGCCTGAACGACGACCCGCCGGCACGACCTTGAACCGAACATGCTCGTCATTGATCAGCTCGAGCTGCTTCGGGTGCGGCTTGAGCGGGTACCAACGCGACGCGTCGACCGAATGATTGATGTTGAGCAGACTGTTCATCAGCCTCGCTCCGCATGCTTCATGGACATCAACTGGTCAGCGCCAGCGTGAAGGTCCATGTAGGTCTGGGCGACATTCGTTTCACCAGGGCCGAACACAACCGGCTCGAGATTCACGGCACGAAGAACAACACCAGCGCGAAGCACCTCGCCGTACACACCCTTCTCGATGTCATCAGCAATGACGCGAAGACAGCGGGCGACATCCAGCAACTCGGGCTGGGTCGCGTCCGGGTTCGAACCGAAACTGATGACTTTTGCGGTCATACTGGCAACTTCTCCGCCAGCTGTTCGAGCGTGCCCGCCACAAACTTCGACAACGCCGCCGCATCCTTCGCGAGCGTGCGTTCCAGGTCCGACATGCCTTCTTCGGACTTCGCCTTGTAGAAACCGACGACCTCGCCTCGCGACTTTTCGGCTTCGAGTGCGACCTTCGGAGCGCCCATCTTCTTGGCCATGTCCCGGATTTCGGCCAGCTCAGCTAAGTGCGCCGACCGGGAAATCAGATCCTGCTCTTCCGCCGCAAAGAGAAGCGCACGCACACGCGCGACGACGGACGGGTTCTGGGACAACATCCGCGCATTTGCGAGCGGATTCGGGGCACTGTCGCCGAAGACGGCCAAGTACGCGGCCTTCAGGTTGCCGTTGTACTCGATCACCGCCAGAGCAAAGGCGTCCTGCTCAGCCGTCAACGGCTCCAGGACTACCTCTTCACTCGGTTTCGACTCCTGAGCGCTCATGAGCGCGATCATACCACACCCCACGCACCGTGTCAACCCCTCTGCGAGCATTGCGGCTAAAACCGTGGTACGGGAACCACGCTCCGAAGACGAAGAGCAATTATCCAGTATATCTCGGAGAAAAGACGTATACACCGAGAGACATGGACCGGAACACACGGGACGATGTGAGCGCTCACTGACTGGAGGGCCACGGGAAAACACGCACACAACGACGCCCCGGTTATAGTCAATCGCAGTGTCGGGGGTCGCAAGGTTAGTGGGTACTTACTTCGACCGAAGGGTCGCGGCGCGACCAGCGGGTCGCAAAGCAGACGGGTCGGTCGTTCGCGGAACGCGGCGCTCGCAGCGCGACCGGGCGTTCGCGGTCCGTGGCGCGCGGGTTGTTGCGCGACTACAACGTTCACGACGCGACCGCGCGGTCTGCACGCTTGGACGAGCTGGTTTTCGGTGCGACCGTTGGGTCGTGGACAGAACCGCAGGGTTCGTGGCGCAACCGCCGCGTTTCGGGGGCGAACGATGGGTCGGGCACACCCCCCCGCTCTGCCCTCTGCCCCCCTCTGGTCTGGGAGCCGTGGGGTCCGTGGCGGCGGCGGCGCCGGGAACCACCCCCCGAGCTCCCCGCCACCCCCCAGGGGGGCAGAGGGGGCCAGAGGGGGGGAGCGCGCCCGGGGCCCGAGGCCCAGGGCCACACCCAGCGCATCAGCAGGGGGACCCCAGCGCACCACGATGGTGCATAACCGGGAGCTATGACGCGGCGCTCGGCTATAGCTCGGCGCTATAGCGCGCCCCGGTTCCCACCAGAGCGGGGGTCGCGGCAAGCAGCGTGCCACCAGAGGGGGGTACCCCTCCCCTCTGGGGCTATCGTGCCATGTGCTCTGATAGTCGGGGCCTATCGCACCCCCAGGGTTGGGGGGATCCCGGGCCGCTGTTCGTGCGCGGTTGGCACGCTCTTTGCGGTATGACGAGCCTTGTCGTCACGGCGTGTCGCAATATGACGCGTTTTGTCATCCCTAGCACGAGGCGTGCCAACCGCAACCCCCCGCCCTCGCGGCACCAAGGCGGTGCGTGTTGCCCTCGGGTCGTGCGTTGCGCACCGCTGTTGTGCGTCTGCCCCCTCGGCGCCCCGTGCCAGTGCGCAGGTGTTGTGGGGACGCAACAGAGGGCCCCTCGGGTGTTGTGTCTGCGCAACTGGCACGCGGGTTGCGAACAGTAGGGGTGGGGACGCCGGGCGCGCGGCCCCCGCCACCCGAACCCCCCGCGCCGCAGGAGCCCCGAATGACGACCACCCGCCACCCCCGCCACCCGGCCCAGGACGAAGCCGGCCAAGCCGCCCGCGACCTGCGGGCCCAGGACCACGCCGACCGGCCCGACGACGAAGCCCGCGCCGAGGCGCACGACCGGCTCGTTGCGGCCCTGGTTCGCGTCGGCGCGCTCGCCCCGGCCGACCTCGCCGCCCCCCCGACGACCGAACCGGACGAGGACGGCGGCGTGTGGGTCCTGCTGTTCCCCAGTCAGCGGTACCTGTCCGTCACGGCTGACGGCCGAATCTGGGCCCACGAGCCGCACGACGACGAAGACGAGCCCCGCGCGACCTGGGGCGTCTGAGCCCCCCGCCCCCGTTCGGGGGCTGCCGAGAGAGCTGGCACGCCGCTTGCGAGCTTTCCCGGCAGCCACACCGGCTGCGACGACCCAACCACCCAAGGAGCCCCCCGTGACCCGTACCACCCTGACCCCCGAGCAGGCCGCGAAGCTGGCCCAGGCCGAACGCGCCCTCGCCGACCTCGGCCTGTCCGTCGCCCAAGCGGCCCACCTCCGGCTTGCCGCCGACCTCTGCGCGGCCTGGGCCGAGCGCGACGAAGACGACACCAGCCCGGACCCGCTGGCGATGGCCGAGCGTTGGGCCGAGCAGGGCGAAGCCTGGGACGCGTCCTCCTGGTGTGAGCAAGCGGCGTGCCTGCTCGCTGACTGACCCTTCCGCCCCCGAGAGGGGGCCACCCAGAAAGCTGGCACGTCGCTTGCGAGCTTTCTGGGTGGCCCGACCCCCGGACCACCAACCACCCAAGGAGCCCCCCGTGTCCAAGACCCGCACCAAGCCCACCGGCCTGTCCGCCGCCAACGTCGAGCGTCTGCTGCTCGCCGACCAGACCACCGCCAAGCAGAAACGCACCGACCGGTCCGCCGAGCGCAAGCAGCAGGCCGAAGCGGCCAAGGCCGCCAAGCAGGCCGAGCGCGACGCCCAGGCCGTCCAGGACGCGAACGACGCCGCGGTTCGCGCCGAGCAGGACGCCCAAGCGGCCCTCCGAACCCAGCGCGCCGACTACGACGCCCTCTTCGAGGCCGGCAGCATCCCCCCGACGACGACGTTTGCCGAGTACCTGCGCGACCAGGGCTTCGACGACACCGGCCGGCCGCTCAAGGGCCACGACGCGAAGACGCCCTACTCGGGCCCGATGTGCGCGCTCAAGACGGCACGCAAGACCTACGTCAAGGCCGCGAACGGCATCCTCTGCAACGGCAGCCCGCTGGCCCTCCTCTGCGGCCAGTACAAGCGCGAAGTGGTCGTCAAGGCCCTGATCGCGGCCCTCGACCTCCCCGGCAACCCCTACCTGACGCTGAACCCGGGGCAGCAGTCGATGAACCTGCGGAACAAGGCGCGCCACGCGATCAGCGAAGGCCGGCTGACGCTGGGCCGGGTCGAGGCCGAGCTGAAGGCCGCCGCCGAGTGACGAGCGCAGACCCCGAGCGGGTCTCGCCCGCTTCGGTCTGCGTTCCACGTGGAACCAGAACCCTAGCCAGGAGCCCCCATGAGTCAAGTCTGCCCCCTCACCCAGCTGCTTGAAGCCAGCCACGCCGAGCACGACCCCTTTCTACCTGAACACGCCGAAGCCCTCGACCGGCTCGCAAAGTACGCGATCGCCCATCTGGTGGCCAAGGGTCACCTGACCGAAGCCGAAGCCGAAGGCGCCTACTTCGAAGAGGCGATCGACAACACGCTGAACCTGCGCGTGCCGGCCTGGGATTCCAGCGAGGACGACTTCGATGGCTGGTTGTCGTGGACGAAGGGTGAGGAACCGATTCGCGTTTGACGCCTGACCCCCGAATGGGGGTTGTGCCGACAGGCTCCCTGTGGTACACTGGAGTTTGTCGGGACCGCCCCAGGTCCGAACCATAGTTCATAGTGAAGGAGCCCCGAATGCCCAAGTACATCTTCGACGACGCCGGCCGGCCGATCCCCGCGCCCAACTGGACACAGCCCGCGCCCAAGCGCTCGCGCCCCCAGATCCGCAAGCAGCAGCCCGAGTTGGTGTTCCTGCTGGTGCTGTTCGGCCTCGTGGCCGCCGGTTTCGCTTTCATCGCCTACTGAAGGAGCCCGCCGTGACCGTTCAAGGCTACAACCTCGTCCTCGCCGACTCTAAGGAGCGGCTGCACCGTGAACTGAAGCTCGGTGAGTGGCTCAAGACACACCAGAAAACCATCAACGCGCTCTGGCGTAAGGTCGAAGGAATCCGGTCGGCGATGCCCGAGGACCGGGTGTCCTATTACCACGACAGCATCACCTCGCGCGCCGCCCAGAGTAACTGGGATCAGCACCAAGTGTACATCACGATCAGTCTGCGCCAACTGGAGGGCCTGAAGGACCCCTTGCTGGAGCTGGCCCTGACGCCGTTCATCGATGCGCCGAAGTCGCGCTGCCAAGATTGGCCGCAGTCCCTGAACCGGGACTACCACTTTTCGTTCGAGCTGGAGGGCGGCACGATTGACGTTTCGGTGAGCGCGTACGTCAAAGAGGAGAACCCGACCTGTCGGCGAATTCTGGTCGAGCGCAAGCCGATCACGACGCTGCAAGAGGTCTACAAGCTGGCGTGCGACGGTGACATCATCGAAGGTGAAGTGCCTGCTGTGAAGCTCGAAGCGGCCGCCGCCGACCCCAACGTGATTGATGTCTGAAGGAGCCCACCATGCCTCTACCTGAAGCTGCTGCCCCGATCCGCCCTGAGGTCGCTGTCGTTGCGATTCACAGTCTTTTCATCAGTCCCGTCGTACCTGAAGACATCGCTCGGGCTTTGCATGAATCGAATGAGCCTTATCGCCACGCGGCTTACCTCCTGGGCTGGGGCCCGTTCGACGGCTCTGATTGGTGGCACGAAGTCATGGACCTGATCGGCTGATTGCCGAGCCCCCGGGCGGGGGCTGCCGTGACCGTTCCACGTGGAACTGTGACGGCAGCCGACCTGAGCTGCTTTTTGGAGCCCACTGTGAACAAAGCCCAACGCAAGACCCTGCAAGAAGCCGTCGACCGAATCGTGCCCTTCTGTGAAGAAGACACGCTCGACGGCACCGACGAGACGAAAACCAAGATCGAGGCCGCACTCGCGAACCTCGAATCGGTCACGACTGATCTGGCCGTCGAGGAGCGCGACAAGTTCGACAACATGCCCGAAGGGCTGCAGGCCAGCGAGAATGGTCAGAAGATCGAAGAGGCCGCCGACACGTTGGAGAACCTGACTTTCCCTGACATGTCGGATTACGACCTGAAGACGGACGAAGGCCGCGATTCCTTGCAGTCGGACCTGACCAGCTTGGTCGACGAACTGGAGGCCCTGCTGTGAGCTACATCAACCCTGACCGGTGCGACCCGAAGCGGCCGGACGAAGCGGCGAAGGTCGACAGCTTCATGCAAGGTTTCCTGGACGGGCAGGATCGCGTGAAGCGCGAAGCGATCTTGCGTGGCATCCGCCTCGTGTCCGCTGTCTACGAAGGCGCGAAGGCGGCCGGCACTGAAGGCGCCCCTGAAGGTGCGCTCTACGCCGCGGCCATGCAGAAGGGCTACACGCTCGACAACTTCACCCGGGCCGTCCACCTGCTCGAAACCCGCAAGCTGATCCGCCGCAGTCATTACCGGCTGTTCGCGGTCGAGCTGGTGGACAAGATCGAAAGCGGCCTGGGCCCCGAGGAGAACCACTGATGACCGAGCCCGAGTGCGTGATCACGGGTTGTGCGTTGTTCCAGGGCGACACCTGGGTGGCGTGCGATCTGTTCGACCTGGGCGAATTCTGGCTGGTGAATGCAAACGTCCGCGTCACCGAAGGTGGGTCCATCGGCCTCGAATGGTTCGACCAGAACATCGTTAAAGCCAGCTATTCGAAGCGCATCACGATCATCGATGACTGCCCGTTCTGGGAACGCCGGGCCGTCTTCGTCATTCACAAGTCTTGCGCGGTCCTGAACCAAGCCGCGCTGGATTACATCAAGTAGGTTCAAGGAGAACGCGATGAAGAACTACTGGGTTTACATGGGGCGTGTCAAGCACGCTCACCAGGACGAACGTGGCCGCACCTGGATCGAAGATCTGGGCCCGGCTTCCGAGTTCCCCGGCATGCGGGGTTTCTACCACTCGAAGGAGAGCTGACGCCCAGACCCCCGAATGGGGGTTGTGCCCAGAGCCCCCATGTGGTATACTGGAGGTTCTGGGGACATCCCAGGTCCATAGTCAATAGGAGCCCTTCATGATGACCATCGAACAGATCCGCGAACACCAGTTCGTCGGCAATGCCCACAGCGACAGCGACATCTTCGCTGAAATCCATCGGTTCGCGATGGATGAAGCCCAGCCGGTCGCTCACCGAGCCGAAGCTCTCTGGATCATGGGCGATCGCGGCATGAGTCTGACTGTCGAGGAGTTCGACCCCGAGCTGCCGGCTGACTGGAAGCCCGGTGTTCACGCGAACCTCGACGCCGCCACCGTGCAACGTTACGTCGACGACGCGGTTTCCCATGGCTGAGCGTCTAATCATCACCGAATATTCCGGTGCTCAGGGTGACCGGGTTGGCCGAGCTGTCACCCTGGAAGGCGCTTTGCGCGCTGCGACGATCCGGGTGGCGACTGGCCAGTACCTCCGTGCTGTCATCTTCGACGCTCGTTTCGGTCACAAATCGAAGGCGGTGTCGATCGCTCGCGTGATCGGCGGCATGAAGATCGATTGGCCCAAGACTCCGAACTGGAGCAAGAAGTGAATCATCCTGACAAGCCCGAAGACCCGTTGCTGGCGTCGGCTCGTCAGATCCTGACCCAAGCCAGCAGCACTTTTGAAATCAAACCCTGGAGAGAAATCATGACCTCGAAGAACGTTGCGGCCACCACGAAGGCCAAGGAAGTCAAGGACGCCGCGAAGAAGGTCGCGACCACGAAGGTGGCGCCCTACAAGCACAAGTCATCCGGGCAAGACGTCACCAATACCGGCATGCACACGCATCGCCGCGCCGATGACCCTGTGAGCGAAGGGGGGGTTGACAGCCCCCCGGTCGGTGTGGTACACTCCGGTTTGGATCATCAACCCGCTCACCAGGAGAACCCCATGAGCAAGCAGACCCCGAAGACTGCCGACACGTCGACCGAAGCCACCACGACCAACCCGGCGCCCACCAAGCAGGACCTCGACGCGGCCGCCGCCAAGGCCAAGATCGATGAGAAGGCAGCCAAGAAGGCCGAAGCCGACCGCAAGAAGGCCGAGCGCGAAGCCGCCGCCGCCGAGAAGAAGGCCGCCGCCGAGAAGACCAAGGCCGAACGCGAAGCCCGCGCTTCCGAGAACAAGGCCGCCCGTGAAGCGCGTCGCGCCGAGCTGGAAGCCGCCGGCAAGAAGTACACGGGTTCGATGCTGGCGCTCTCCGACCGCGTCAAGGCCGGCGTCTACGTGAAGTCGACCACCGGCCAGCTGCGCAGCACCGACGCCATCGCCGAGGCCTTCGACGCCGTGCCGCCGCAGAACGTCGTGAAGCTGGGTACCCTCCTGTTCAACGAGCCGAACAAGTACGCGGCCCTGAACATCGGCCAGCAGTCGATGAACTACCGCAACCGGCTGCGTGGCGCGGTCCGTGCCGGCGCCGAGGTCAACGGCGTGAAGATCACGCTCGAGCTGATCACGGCGAAGATCGCCGAGCTGGGCCTGGACACCGGCCGCGCCGAAGCCGAGGCCCGTGCCAAGGCCAAGGCCGAGCGCGAGCAGAAGGCCGCCGAGGCCAAGAAGGCCAAGGAAGAAGCCAAGGCCAAGGCCGAGGAAGCGGCTGCCGCGAAGAAGGCCGAGGCCGACAAGAAGGCCAAGGAAGCCGGCCAGCAGAAGGCCACCGAGGCGTCGCAGGCGCAGGCCGCGGTCTGACCGAACAGCAGGAGGGCTCCTGCTTCCCTGGGTTGGGCGCCTAGGGCGACTGGCCCCCGTAAGGGGCCACCTTCATAGCTCATAGAGGTTACCATGAAACTCGCAAACGCGAAGATCGTTGCTGCGTTGGCTGAAGACCATACAAAGCACAAGGAACTGTACCGGTTGCTGTCGGACACCCGGCTGCGCCCCCGTGACTTGAAGATCCGATTGATCTGTAACGACGAAGGAGAGTACTTTGGTCCGGCTATTGATATCCCTCTCGATAGCGCTCTTGGTCTTCTC